TTTAAATTTATCATAATACATATCAAAGAGTTTAGTCTTTGTACCTCTACTTAAATCTAAAAGAGTCTTATCATCAACAGTATATTTAATAATCCAAGCATCATTAGGTGCTTGAGTTGTATGAACATCTGCAAGAGTACCATTAGAAACTAAAATCTCACAAGCATATTTTTGCTTAGAAGATTCTCTTTCTTCTTTACTCCAAGGTTCAAACTTAGATTCTGGTTTAGGTTCTAACTTTTTTTCTTCTTTTGTTGCTACTTCTTCAGTCATGATCTACCACCCCAAGTAATGTCTGGATATGCTTCTGATACGATTTCCTTATCAATCTTATACCTATCAGTCAGTTTCTTATCTTTAATAAGAATTAAAATTTCTGCTTCTCTTGGATGTAATCCTGTAAGAATATTAATGAACATAGTCTCTCTGCGAAGACTAGTTAATGAATCATTACCACCCTTAATAAAGTTATAAAACTTTTGAAACTCTTTTCTAATACTTGCCTTACCTTGATCCTGTGACCCAAGAGAGTTAGATCCCATCTCTGCCATTTTATTAACGGAATCATTTATTTTACCAGTTAATGATCCCGACTGTGTCTCATCCTCTAAGTTACTACCATAAGGAACTTCACCTTGTGGTAAAAGAGAAATAACAGTCTCATCAAAGTTCCATATAAAAACTGCCTTTAATGAGTTGTGAGAATATCTTTGGAGTACTTCAATCTTCTTTGCTTTGCTTCTCATCTTAGAAGCAGCATCTAAAACCTCAAATACAAAAGGATTTGGTGGAAGGTCTGGAACCTTTTGAACAATTACTTTTGGTTTTGCTGTTACAGTAGTAGTTTTCTTTGGTGACGCTTTCTTTCTAGTCGTCGCTGTCGTCTTCTTCGTTGTCATAATTTTCAAATCTAAATGCTACAATTTCATCAGGGAGAATATTGCCATTGGAGTCAAACATCTCTGGATGTACTTTAATTTCATGATAGTTCATAAAGTACTCTCTGGCAACCCATCCACCAATTAATCCTACTATAAGAAATAGTATTGTTAGAAAAGATCCATAAACTAAACTTATTGCTAACATTTGTCTACCTCCTATGGTGAGTTTTTTTATATGTGATGGATTGGTTTTCTTTTTACCTCCCGTTAGAATGAATTCAAACCCACGATCAATATTATAATCTGGTTTATTTATACCGCCCTCAGACGATTTGTTTTTCTTTAAGGTACTGAACAGTTTCAGTACACCCCCCAAGTTTCCTTCTTTCCCCTGAGTCATCACAAACTATCTGAGGAAAAGTTGATCCTTCACCAAACTCAGCATAGAAATCTTCCCTACTAAAGTTATCCTCTAGATTATACACGACATGATTTTGTTTTGTCAATGTCATTACTTCTTTTATTTTATCGCAATATGGACAACCAGTTCTACTATAAATCGTAAAATTCATTTCCAGATATTAGTTTTAAAAAATTATTTAGTATCTATTATAACACTAACTCCATTGTTGTGACAAGAAGAATGGAGCTATCTTCGTCTCCTCACTTATTTTTTTATTTTCTCTCTGTATTGCATCAACTGTAGGTATCGAAACTGCTGCTGGAGTACTAGTACTAATAGAGGCAGCAATCCAATTACCTAAAACTTTATCTCTTGTAAGAACATCAATATTGTTTATACTAATTGCATGATCTTGATCATCAAAATTAAGTGACTGATTAAATTCCCACCTACTATTACTAACATTCCATGTTATCTTCTTCTCAGTAGCACCTCTAAGAACTATTCCTCCAAAATTAGAAGCATTATCATTATTATTAAGATATCCTAATTCTAATTGATGATCAGCAATTCTTACAGTACCACTATTAATTATAGTTTGAGATCCCTCTACAGTTAAATTATCATTTAAAACAGTAGGAGTAGTAACACTAAGACCTAAACCAACATTAAGTTGCCCATCCAGATTAATACCATTACCAATAACATCTAACTGACCTGTTATTCTAGTATTACCAAGTACATCTAACCTTTTATTATTAACATGATCAGCAGTTCTACCAATACCTAAATTACCATCAATTCTAGAGTTACCAAGAACAATAAAATCATCACTTGTAGGTGAACCACTTACTGCATAAAATAACTGTCCATGACAAAGGAATGTTACCTTAGATCCAAAGTTTGAAAATCCAACTAAAGATTGTCCCTCACCTAATTTGATATTAGGTCTAGTATATGTTTGTCCTGGTCCTATTTGAAAACCAAAGTCCAAATATTCTGTACTATCAAACGAGGCTATATTACCATTTGCAAGACCTAATTTTACTGTTGCTGGATCAGGTCCTAAATTGCAAATAGATACTGTTACCTCAGATTCAGATCCTGAAGGTGCAGTAAACAATGCTTGCTTTACTGGACCTGTAGATAAAGTATGCTGAAGAACTCCTGATCTTACAGGGTTTATAACATCATTAGTAGTTTGCCCATAAAACAAAAAGTTTACATCAGGTTCAGTTGATCTTACAAGTAGTTCCTGTCCTGCTCCAATAAATAAATTCTCAGTCTCTATTACTTCTCCATATTTAATATACCTATTATACTCAAAATATCTTACTTCACCACCAGAATCTTTATATCCAATCTGTATCCTAGATGGATCATAATTCTTACTACCAATAGTAATCTTACCTACTGTTAGTTTATTAGAAGGTCCCGTATAAAGGTTGATAACTGGACCAGGAGATGGTATAGTAGAACTTAATAGACCAAATGCCATTTATCGTAACCAAGTACAATTTTAAATATTTATAATGATTATACTAACAGGNTCAAAAGGATTTATAGGTNAGAACTTTCTTAAGTATCTNATAGAACATTCTGATGAAGAAATNGTNACNGTTGATGAANNTGANTGTTGGGATTGGATAGCATANTTTAAGGACTGGGATAANGTATCNCTTATACTACACCAAGGAGCGATCTCAGCAACGACAGAAACAGATATAGATAAACTCCATAGNACTAATGTTTGGTTCACTATAGAACTGTTTGAGAGGGCAATAGAGCATCAAATAGATGTTAAATTTGCCTCATCAGCATCAGTATATGGTAATACTAGAAAGAGTTTATTCGCAACTACTCCTAATAAAATATCTCCATTAAATTACTATGCAATTACTAAGTTACAGATTGATTATTACATACAAGACAACTTAGATAAGTTTTCATCTATTCAAAGTTTCAGATACTTTAATGTATATGGAGAAGGAGAAGATAAAAAAGGAGATCAAGCAAGTCCTGTACATAAGTTTACACAACAAATAAAAGATACTGGTAAATTAAAACTGTTTGAAGGATCAGGTAAGTACCTAAGAGATTTTATTTGGGTTGGAGATATAGTAGAAGTCGTTCTTAATAATGATAAACCATCTGGGATCTATGATCTTGGAACCAGTAGTCCAGTTAGTTTCAAAACTGTTGGAGAATTGATAGCATTAAAATATAAAGGAGAAATAGAATACATTCCATTCCCAGAACATCTAAAAGGAAAATATCAATATCTAACTATAGCAGAAAAGGTATGGGATTATCAGTTTATAAACATCGCACAGTATCTTAATCTGTCATGAATCGCAGATTAAATGCCACAGTTCTTCTAATATTATCTGATCTGTGTATTGATACTCCATGTAACATATGTGATGGAAATAATAATACTTTTCCTCTTTCAGCTTTCACGATTTTTCTATCTCCAAATAGACCAACATCTCTCCATTCTTTAGAAACTTCTGAGTAATGTTTATGATAAAAGAAAAATTGTCCATCATCTTCTTGTTCGTCAGTTAAAAAAACAACACCTGACAAATGTAAAGGTAAATGGTCATGTACTTCTTGAAAGTAATTTCTTTGGTAAGTATTTCTCCAAACTTCATGTAACTGTATCTTAAGATTTCTAGCATCTATTTGTATTTCTTGGAAAAATTGACTTAAAGATGGTGTAAATAAAGAATGAAAATCTTCTTCTAAATCCAATCTCTCAAATTGTATTGAACAACCTTTAGACCAAGAACATTCTTGTTGTTTTGTTAACTCCGCATTTTCTAAAACATATAAAATATCCTCCTTATTTGGAGGATCTATTACTGAATAAAAGTAATGTGGTATTGTGTCAAGCATTTATACTGTACTGAATAATAAATTAAAAGCTAAAGTCTTTCTAATATTATCTGACTTATGAATTGTTACCCCGTGTAACATATAAGAAGGAAATAATAAAATCTTACCTCTTTCTGCTTTTATATACTTCCTGTCTGAAAGTAAACCAATATGTCTCCATTCCTTAGAAACTTCCGAATAATCTCTATTAAAAAAGAAAAACCTACCATCACCTTCTTGTTCATCATTTAAAAAAAGAACTCCTGATAAATGTAAAGGACTATGATTATGAATCTCTTGATAAAAATTTCTTGTATAAGTATTTCTCCAAATCTCATCACAATATATTCCAAGATCATTAGCATCTAAATTTAATTCATTAAAAAATATATTTAATGAAGGTGCAAATAATGGAAAAAACTTTTCTTGTAAATCTAATCTTTCTACTTTAATAGAACAATAATCTGCCCAAGAAAATTCTTGATCTTCTGTTAATTTAGAAATTTCTGCATTAAGTAATATCTCATCTTTATTTGGAGGATCTATTATTGAATAGAAATTATTTGATATAGTTTCAAGCATCAATCACCTGCAAAAACTCTATGAGAATCCTCATCAAAATGCTGTGTAGAAAACTCAAACAATTCAGAGTCCTCAAGAGCAACCATTTGATGTTTCATCTTTCTTTCAATATGAAACTTATCACCTGGTTCTAACACTATACTCTCAGACAATCCTATATCATTATCAAAACCATAGAAGAGATGTATCTTACCACTCTGTAAATAAAAAGTTTCATCTTTTAAAAGATGGTAATGCCAAGAACATCTCTTACCTTTAACAAAAAATAAAAGCTTACCACAATAATCTGGGGTATTACATATCCACTTCTCATAACCCCAACCTTTAGGAACAAATTTTATTTCCGATTTACTCATAATAGAGGTCCATTACCCCATCCAACTAAGGTTCTTCTCATTCCTCTAGTAACAGGACTAACCTTATGTAACATCCAAGAAGGAAATACAATCACATCTCCTCTACCAAGTTTAAATATTTCCTCATTTCTATCCATTTTTATCATAAAATCACCACCATCATAATCATTTAGATCTGATAAACCAACAGAAAAAGAAAGTTTTCTGGGATCGGGATCATCAACATTAAATTTTGGATGAACATCTATATGCCAATTAAAATGCCCTCCATAACTTTCATCATACTGAGCATATTGAAAAGGTTCCCATCCATTTATTCTATATTTCCACATACAATCATTAATTTGCCTTATCTTATAAGTAACTTCAGTGTATATTGGCATCAACTCCTCTTCATTACCATCATGCATCCAATGAATCTCACAACTTCTCATATCTTTATCATATATGACACCCATATCTTCATGTGTTCCATATTTAGATATCATTGGTTTAGTGGAACTAAGTAATTCCTTACCCTTAAGATAGTTGTCAATCTTACATATAGTAGATTCATCTATAACATTCTTTTCATAAAACCACCACTCTGATTGTTCTTGGGGTACTAAATCAGAAAAATACAT